AATTTGATGAATCAAATGCAAGTACAGGGTTTGAATTAGTTGCTGAAGGTAAATATGAAGCGGTCATTGTAAATACGGAAGCTGGCAAAACACAAGCTGGTAAGCCAAAACTATCTGTAGACTTTGAAATTCGTAGTGACGTACCGCAGAATCATCAACGCAGTGAAAGTACTCTATAACACATTTACGTTTGAACATGAGGTTTCTGTGAAAATCGTTAACTCATTATTAAAAGCATGTGGATTTCATAATAACCATGTCTTTACTTCACCAGAAGATATGGCGAAACAATTACTTAATAAAAATGTGAAAATCACAGTAAAACATGAAGAATACGACAAGGTTGTGGATGGCCAAAAACAAAAGCGTACGGCAGCAAAAGCAAAATATTATGACGTGTCGGACGTAAATCCGATAATCAGTGGTCCAGCAGTAACAGTGGGCGATGACATGTTACCGTTCTAAATAATTACATAGAGAGGCTGGTATGTGCCGACTTCTCTTTTTTATACCCTAAAAGGCAAGTGGGAGGAAAAAATGAAAAAGAATCCATACAATTTCAACGAAATTCCAACAGAATTAAAGGCTCTTCCGCAATGGATACTTTGGCGAAAAGAGAAAAAAGATGGTAAGGCAACTAAAATTCCCTATCAAGTTACAGGGGAGATGGCGCAGGCAAATAATAGACGTACTTGGTCAACGTTTGCGACAGCGGTCAAGTTTTACTTAGAAGGCGATTACGACGGTATAGGTTTCGTATTTAGTAGACAAGACAATTACATCGGAATCGATATTGATAAGTGTGTTGTGGACGGTAAAACGAATGTATTTTCAACAGAGATTATCGATACATTAGACAGCTATACAGAATTTTCACCATCAGAGAAAGGCATTCATATCATCATCAAAGGTAGCCTTCCACAATCTGTTTTAGGAACAGGACGAAAAAATACAAAACATGGTTTAGAAATTTACTCATACGGTCGATTCTTTACTTTCACTGGGAATCGTGAAAATTCAAATGATGTGTATGATCGTACAGATGAGTTAGCGGAAGTATTTGAAACATACTTTGATGATAGCGACATTCAAGGTCGAGTAAATCTAGCTGACTTTGAAAAAGATGAAATTAAGATTTCGAACGAAGCATTATGGGAAAGAATGTTTCGGAGTAAGAAAGGCGATGACATACGCTCTTTATTTAACGGTAATGTAAAGAATGGTGACCATTCCGGAAGCGATTAGTCTTTATGTAACTATTTAGCGTTTTGGACAGGGAATTCCGCAACACGAATGGATTCTATGTTCCGCGAGAGTGGACTAATGCGTGATAAATGGGATGTGATCCATTTTAGAGATACGAATGAAACATATGGGGAACGAACGATTGCAAATGCAATTTCTTCCACACCTACAACTATTTTAGATAATCAAGGTCAATTCGAAGAATTTTCGTTTGATGTCCGTGAGGGACATACCGCCGAAGTTGTGGAGGACAAGCCAAAAAAGAAATTTCGTTTAACAGAACTCGGAAATGCAGAACGTATTGCTTATGAATATGGCCATGTAATCAAATACGTAAATGAGATGGGGTGGCTCATATGGGACGGCAAACGTTGGAAAATGGATACAAGAAAAGAGATTGAAAGAATGACAGCAAAAGTACTTCGTAGTCTCTATAAGTCAGAGGAGGAACCGGAAGTGAAATGGGCGCGGATGTGCGAGCGTAGAAACATTCGAATGAATAGTATCAAGGATCTTATGCCACTTGTTCCAGCGCAGCGTGAAGATTTTGATAAGCATGAATATCTTTTGAATGTGGAAAACGGGGTAATTGATTTAAAAACGGGTGAATTATCACTACATGATCGTGATCTCATGCTTACCAAAATGGTAAATATCGAATATAAAAAAGAGGAAGATTGTCCGAACTGGAAGGCGTTTTTGGAAAGTATTTTCAAGGATGTGGAAGGCAATACAGATTACGAATTAATTGATTTTATCCAAAAAGCAATCGGCTATTCCTTAACAAGTGATATATCAGAACAGGTTATGTTCTTTTTGTATGGTGGTGGGCGAAATGGGAAATCGACGTTTATTAATACCATAAAGAATGTACTAGGTGATTATGCGAAACAGACGAATAGCGATACGTTTATTAAAAAGAAACATGATTCTGGGGCAAATAATGATATCGCACGTTTAGCAGGGGCACGTTTTGTCTCAGCGGTTGAGAGCGAAGACGGTCAACAATTATCAGAAGCGCTAGTCAAACAAATTACGGGTGGAGAACCAATCAGCGCGCGGTTTTTACGCCAAGAGTTTTTCGAATTTACACCAGAGTTTAAAGTGTTTTTCACAACGAATCATAAACCGATTATTAAAGGGATTGATGAGGGAATTTGGAGAAGGGTGCGGATGATACCTTTTACGGTTACAATCGCAAAGGAAAAGATGGATCGTAAACTTCCTGAAAAATTATCAATGGAGATGCCAGGCATATTAAATTGGGCAATTCAAGGGTGTTTAAAATGGCAACGTGAAGGATTAAGAGAACCGAAATCAATTAGAGTAGCAACAAATAGTTATAAAGAGGAAATGGATATCATCGAACCGTTCATACTTGATATGTGTTTTTTGAATCCCTTGGCAAAAATCGAGGCGAAAGAATTATATACTGCTTATTCTCGTTGGTGTGAAGACGAAGGTGAAATTGCTTTGAAAAACCGCACATTTTATAGATTGTTGGAAAATAAGAATATTTATAAAAAACGAGGGGCAAAAAATAAAGTGTTCTTAAATGGGATTGGGTTACAGAAAGAATGTTACAAATATTTACAAAAAGACGAAAGTTCAGTAACTGCATCAACCCAAGAAAATGCTTTGATAACCCCATTCAAATTATCATGAAATCCTTATGTATCAAGGGTTTAGAGGGGGGTGTTTTTTGTTAGGTTATTGGTGGTTACTTATTTTCCTATATTCCAAAAATATATAAATTATAAATATATATAGTGTATATTTCTGGTTATGGTGATTTGGGGTAACCCATAGTAACTTTTGGTGAGAAAATGAACTCAAACCCTTGGTATATCAACGTATTTGACAGGTTACCAAAATTGTTTTTTGTTTATTTAGGTAAAAAATCAAGTTTTTTATTAACACGGACTGCATAAATGGTCATTTGAATTGGGAAGAGGGAGATGAGGTGGCACAAGTATTAAAAATACTAAGTGCAATTTGGAAATCAGGCGCAAATATCTATCCTGATCCAAGTGATAATCGAATCGGGATAAAAAGACAACATTTAATTCCAACGGAAGTAATGCAATTGGCTGAACAATCTTTCAGTGAAATTGATGCCTGGTTTCAATCGTGGAAAGATGCGAGTGCGGAGAAGGTAACAATTAGAAAGATATTCTATGAGTTTTGTGGATGGCAGCATAACCAGCCATTGCATGAATGGCTACTAGCTGATACAGATTCTTTACAACTGTTCTATGACTGGACGATTGTACTTGCGAAGAACGGATGGACAGATATGTATGAAGATTATCGCCAATTTGAAGATGCTGAATCTAATTCAATAGCTAGAAAGATATATGAACGTGCGGTTTTATATGCAAGGAAAGGGGCATGAGGATGATTTCCTACCATTACACAGATAAAGAAATAAACAACGTTCTTAAAACAATAACGATTGTCATCGATACGCGTGAAAACGTAAATAGCCATATCCTTGATTACTTACATCAAAAGAGCATTCCAATTAAAAACCAAAAATTAGATACCGGTGATTATGGTTGTATGATTCCAAAAAATGAAGAGTTAGGAATACCTCGTGATATCTATTTAGATAGCCGMGTGGAACGGAAAGCTCACATGGATGAGATCACAGGGAACTTACAAAAGGATACGCAAACAGCGTTTGAAAATGAGTTAATTCGATCAAAGGATATCCCCTTCACTTTACTTGTGGAGGACCTACATGGATATGAAAAGATGCTGCAAGGTAAATATCGTTCAAAATACAATCCATTCGCATTACTGGGTAGACTCAATACATTTAAAGCTAAATACAATTTTGAAATCGTGTATGTAGATAAAAAATTCACAGGGAATTGGATCTATCATCACTTTTATTACCAAGTGAAACATTATTTGAGAGCAGGGATATTGTAAGGTGACTCGATGAGAGGTGTTTCACATGAAAAATGAGTAGAAAAAACGGTAGTGGTGTTACAAAAACAACAGAAAGTGAATACAGAGTGTGTAGTGGGGAGAATGAGGCAGGTTACAAGGAAGTTTTATAGAAAAATAAAAAGATTGTGTGTCTGGTTCGTGTTTCCTTGTAGCGTATATATTGAAATTAGTTTATTTATCCAAAATAAAGGAGTTAGTATGTACCAACCCCTTCATTCTAGGTATGTCAAAATTTAGGAGACCTCCTATGTATAGGAGATAGTTATAATATATTTGAAAGGAGAGAATTTATTCTTGTACATTCCATATTTTTGGTAAGACATACAAAAAATATGATGAGGTTATGTGAAAAATGAAAAGAGCATCTACGCAGAGATGCCCTTGATTAAGACTCTTATTGTAAAGAGTGCGTGATATACCATATGCATGAGGGAATGAGTATGTAMCTTGTGCCAAGAAAAAAGAACTCTTATATAAGAGCTCAAAGAGGAAAAATGAGTTGATAACAAATACAAAAGCACATTGGTATAGGTCTAGTATGCCCAAAACATATACATGTATACAACATAACAAAGCAGCTAGCAAAAGCTAACTGCCCGGTGTGTTGATCGCAGGAGAAACTTGATTCATGAAATTAAGGAGTATGGCCATATGTGGCCTATGGATAGTATGATTCAAAATTAGAATTTTATGCAGGAGGGGAAAGAATGGATGCTTGGAAAACGCTGGAACTGATGAATGAGTACGGAAAATGCAACAAATGTGGGAATGAAATCATTGGGGATGGAGAAGGAACATTAGAAGTTGAAGATGGCTGTTTCAAACGAACTTGCAAGTGTGGATGGAATGTTGAGATTGAAGAAAAGTAGAAAAATGTCTAGTTCGTCACGCATCAGATATTCGAAGTGAAAAACACTCGCAGAAACCTGTCAAATTCAAGTTTAAATTCTTTCTGCATACCATAGGTATGTAAAAGCGGAGAATGGTTTACAAAGGATTTTAAGAGCGAATAAAGGGATTTTATTATACAGGCATAAAAAGTAGCCAGGAGGGGTTCAATGATAGAAAGTCCAACAGGGAAACTGAAAGGCGCGACCTTTAAATACATTGAAAGTGAATTATATGGTTACAGTGATACATTGCACGAGATTACATTCATGCGAAAGAATTTGATTTACTGTTCTTCGCATGATGATGAAAATATCGGAGGCGGGAGAAGAAATGTCGTAAATCGTCCGACCGAGCGCATAGGAACACAGCTGATGGTACATAAAAAACTGAGGCGCCTAGAAGAATTAGCAGATGCGATTGAAAGTGTATATGTATTATTAGAACGAGAGAAACAAAGACTAGTGAAATTAAAATATTGGACAAAGCCACAATGCAAGACATGGGACGGAATTGCGGAAGACCTGCACATCACAAAGCGAACAGCCTTACGGTGGCGAGATGGAGTTGTGTATGCTATTGCTGAAAAATTGGGAGAAAGATAAAAGATGTCACTATCATGTCACTTTTGGCCTCAAAAAATGAAGTATTATGGTAGTATGGAAAAGTGAAAGACGATGAAAATCGCTTATTACAAGATTAAATGTATATTCTCAATGGTCGTAGGGTGTGAGGTACCTTAAAACCAAGACCATCCGGCCGTTGAGAGAGGAGAACATCTACAAAGGGTGCTCTCTTTTTTATCAGAACCAAAAATGTTATAAAAAGAAAAGGCCATACCAAATGATGAATAAACAGAGCCAGCCAATTGTTAAGGCAATATATGTAAGTATTTTCAAGMCGTACTCCTTTGTGCAGTATGATTCGTGTACATTTTGAAATATCACGTACCGGATTGTAAAATTCATTTCAAAAGGAATGAAAAATGCACATGCAATATGCGAGGTAAGAAATTTTGATGGAAAATTTGCATGATGTACTTTTCACCCCTTGTAGAAGAAGTCCAAACATATTTTGCTATCTAATTGGGAGTTAGTAAATAATCCAAAGGGGTATTCATACAAAAACAAAATGGTTTGTCCTTCTTCCATTTTTACTATTTGCTATGAATTGGTTCTATATACCAAAAAATAAAAAAAAAGAGACGAGTGAATTCGTCTCTTTTGTACATGTGTACAAAAAATGATAAGAGATATGCCTAGTATAGAATTCTTCATTTGGTCACGTATACCTTTTTTACTGGAGAGAATTTTTACTATTTACGTAAAAGCTGAAGAGAGAGGCATGAAAATGGTTGTTTTTTGTGTCACTTTAATAAGGTTGTACATATGGTAAAGAAAGGACAATTCTTTGTTACTATATTTCAACCACTCATATAGCTTCCTTTCTCATGAAAAGAGCATCGATATCATAGGATGCTCTCTTTTTATTGAGAAAGGAATACAATAAAAAATAGACGAATGAAATCGCCTCTTCTGTACATATCAAAGAAATATGATAGAACGTGTTGGTATACTATATTTCAATTTTGGTTATATATACCTATTTTTGAGGGGATTCTCTTTTTTTATTTAAAAAACGAGTACCGTTGAGGGGTACCCGTTTTCGAGAAACTTACAAGCATCTACCATTGTTCTGTATAGGAGTGAACGAATCAATCGACAAGTAAGGATGTCAAGATATTATATGTAAATGATTAGGTGAATGTTACCAAAAAATGAAATAAGTTTGTTTATTTAACCAAACTTTAAACATAGTTGGACGAGCGAAGCATACAGTGATATAGAGGGGCGGGGTAATATTCCGTATGAGAGGGCACTTACCTGAAGGGAGTGCTCTTTTATGGTTGCACCTTTTGATAAAGACGAGCATATAGTAGAGTAGAGGGCAACCTCTATTGTCTTAGTTCGCCCATAGAACTCCTTTCTATACCAGAAAGAAACTCAAGAGCATCCAACTGGCGCGGGTGCTCTCTTTGTGTTGCGAAGTTAAGAATAATTTTTATACAGAATTTGTTTCTATTTATTTTGAAATAAGACGTGCTACAATGATACATATGAGAGTGTACGAGGAGTGATTTTTTGATGCAAGATGAATTATTGCAACAGATTTTAAGCAAGTTAGGTGAAATCCAATCAGATGTGAATGGAATTAAAACGGATATAACAGAAATAAAGACGCAATTTAAGGCACATCGAATAGAGACAGATGATAACTTTACCAAATTGTACCATGCTATTTCTGACAAAGAAACGGCTATTGAAGTACTGAATAAAAGAGTATTTGGAACAGAAACGAAGATTGCAAAATTAGTAAAAGAGAAACATTAAAGTTAAGAATCTTAATGTTGAATAGAATATGTCTTTATCATAAAGGAGTAGGGAGAGCTTTTATATGCAAACAACTAAGCCGGGAGGTTGACAAAACATGAGAGAAATCAAACCAGGGGGCTGAAATGATGAAAGCCATTCGGCCAGGAGGGTAAATAAGTAGATTGAGGGCATCCAAAAGAAAGGGATGTTCTCTTTTTATGCACAATGTATAAAAGACAAGCATATAGTAAAGGAAAGGTTGATTGATCATGGAATTTGTTTACTTCCTTTACACGGACGAAGCTAGAGAGCATCCCAAAACGGGTGCTCTTTTTCGTATGTAAAAAATTGAGAAATGCATGGTTAGTTAACCAGGTGAAGTGTATGCAAGAAATCAGGAAGCATGAGTGATAGAAATGCCGTCACATCAACGATGTATAAAAAATGTATAACGGTAGAAAACAAGAATCGCACAACCATACCTATTTCCCGTTTGAAGGACTGTCATATAATAACTATTATGTAAACTAAAAGTGTAGGGTCTATTCATTTCCCTGTATAAATGAAATCAAACTACAAAATGATTAAGATAAGGTTCTTTTAGCATCCATTCACGGTGCTTTTTTATATGTAAATTAAACGATTTTTGAACAAAAAAGAAGAAATAAATTGGAGGGAGAGAAGAACTGTATTATTTACATAAATGTCACTGGGGGTGATTTATGTCTGGACTATACAGTGTGTTCTCTACCCATGATATAGTATATAGTTTGATTTGGTTTTTTAGACCAAAAATAAACGTGAATTGGTAAATATATAAATGTTTTTTATTTTGCTGAATAAAGTGAGGGTGATATAAATGCAACCTTTAACAATACAAGAAATCATTAAATTGTATGAAGAAGATAATATGATTAAATTCTATAAGCACTCATATTGGCGTAAGCACATAAGAATAGTAGCACTTGAACGAGATAACAGTGAGTGCCAGAAGTGCAAGCGAAAAGGTAAGTATAGCAAAGGTAGGAACGTTCACCATATCAAAGAGTTACGTGACAGACCAGACTTAGCGTACGTATTAAGCAACCTAGAAACGCTATGCATTCCATGCCATAACAAAGAACACGGCAAAGAGAAGAATATAGTGAAGAAGCGCTGCACGATAGTAGATGAGGAGAGGTGGTAGGTAAGTGTGGACAGCCTAACGATACAAGGAAACAAGTATGAATTAAATATCATAAGACAAATAGAACGAAAGAAATCTAATGGTTGTACAACTGCTGACACTTCTTTATATAAACAATTCAAGACTGATATCTACACAACATACAAACAGATACGTCACATATGTAATCCAAGAGCATGTGAGAAGACTACACTTGAAACAGTAAAGAAAAGTCTACGTGAACATTGGCTAGAACATGATCTAAACATGTCATTAACAGAAGCTCACATTGTTATTGAATATGCTGAGCGATTCTTTGGTTTAGCTATAAAATAATGTAAGATAAATTTCCTGAGACACCCCCCGGTCAAAATATAGAAACAATTTTGTTGGGGGACCGAGCAACGCAGGGGGGAGATTTGTCTTTTTATTTTTTGCTTTTCGCGCGCGGAACAGAGAAAAAATGCATGTTATTTCGACATCTAAATTCATAAATGAAAGTGTGGTGATACCGTGACAATCAAGAAAAAGAACTATGAATTGGCTTTTGAAGACTATAAAAATGGCATGTCATACGCTGATATTGCTACAAAATATGGTGTTGCTGAAACTACTGTCCGAGATACCTGGCGTAAACGACATTGGAAAGATGCATTACAAGAACATACTAATTTACGAGATAAGATTCGTGATGATTTACTAGGTCAAATGAGGTCAAACGGTGTCATTCACGGACATTTTCTTGATTTAGTTGAGGATTACATGGCAATGTGGGATATCAAAACCAATTTGATTGCTGATATCGAAGAACGCGGTGTATCTGTACTAGGTGCTAATGGATTTTTAAAGAAAAACGATAGTATAAACGAGTTGAATAAGACTAACACACAAATGTTAAAGATTCTTAATGAACTTGGACTTAAAACGGTAAGTGAAGAGGAGGATGACGATGAAGCAGAAGTCTAATCTTCCTTATAAATATCACCCTTACATTAGTGAGTACATGTATAGTGTGGAAAGCGGAGAAATAAGGTCATGCAAAGAGCAAAAACAATTAATGGCCTTAGTTCGAAAAACTTTAGACGATCCAAATGTTTATATTGATGCAAAAGCTATTGAAGACAGTGTTAAAATTCCAGAGCCGTATTTTCCTTTTAAACTTTACGCTTGGCAAAGATTTGTTAATGCTTGCGTATATGGAGTTAGATACAAAGATAATGACCGTTTAGTTTGGAATCAGATTTTAATTTTAATGGGTCGTGGTGGCGGTAAAAATGGTTATGGTGGTTGGCATAATTTTTATATGCTGTCCAAACAGTTCGGAATTGATAAATATCATATCGAATGGGTAGCAACTTCTGAACAACAAGCAAAAACTACATTTCAAGATGTTCGGCATGTAATTGACAACCCTAAAAATAGTGTTTTAAAGAAGTCTTTCCATACGACTAAAGTGTTAATTGAACATAAACAGAACAGATCACATTTAAAATACAATACTTCTAATGCTAGAACAAAAGATGGTTTGCGTCCTGGATCAGTTTGGTTCGATGAAATTCACGAATATGAAGACTATGCATCCATTAAAGTATTCCGTTCGGCTCTTGGTAAAGTTAAAGACGGCCGAACTTTCTATTTAACAACGGATGGATATGTCCGTGGTGGCGTTTTGGATGATATGAAAGAAAAGGCACGAATGGTTCTAAGTGGAGAAGTTGAAAACAGTAAGATTTTCCCCTTCATCTGCAAATTAGACTCTGAAGAAGAAGTCGAAGATATTGCAAACTGGGAAAAAGCTAATCCTTCTATTCGAGATAACACGGAACTATTCGAAACGATGAAAGAAGAATGGGCCGATTGTCAAATTAACATTCCAATGCATGTGGAATTCATGACAAAGCGTATGAACATTCCTAAACAGTTATTTCAACATAAAATTGCTACTTATGAGGATATTCTTGCGACAAATCAACCTTTACCGGATGATTTACACAAATATGAATGTATTGGTGGTGTGGATTACGCAGAATTACGCGATTTCTGCAGCGTCGGCTTGCTATTTAAACGAGAAGGGAAGCGCTATTGGATTCACCACACTTTCATATGGCACCAGGCGTTGAAAATGCAGGATATTAATCAAGATATTATTGATATTGGTGTGGAAAAAGGACTCTTTACCATCGTCTACGATAAAGAAATCGAGCCCAAACGTGTTATCAATTGGTTTTTAGACAAAGCAAAAACATACGATATTAAGCGTATCGCGATTGATAAATTCCGTTCTGTAGTCTTGAGGCCTTTATTAGAAGAAGCTGGTTTTAACGAAAGAGTTGAGGTAGTGCGACGCGGTCCGTATATCCACGCGATGCTAGACCCGTTAATCCAACATCTATTCATCAATCATCATATCGTTTTCCACGATGATCCTGTTATGCGTTGGTATTGTGGGAATATCTATGTGGACGAACTAGGAAATGGCTCAAAAGAATATAAAAAAATCGACCCTGTCAAAAGAAAAACTGACGGGTTTTTCGCGTTCACTCACGCTTTAAATTTCGATGGAGAAATTGAAGACTATGCAGTCGATTTAAACGATATGCAAGTATGGTCATTTTAACTAAAGACCAACTATGAAAAGTCAAGGGTGAAATCCAATGAAAATATTTGATGTTGTTTCAGAAAAAAGGCAAACCAAATAAACCTTAAGAAGTTAAAAAAATGAAAAGGTTATCTTTCGGGTGTATGATGAGGAATCTCGTAAGGTTTATTATTTTTCAGAACGGCATAGATAATGTAACACAACTTTCTAGCTACAGCTCCAATACAGACGTAATAATGTTTTCCTTGAGCTCTCTTTTTTTCATAAAAGGCTTTTAAAACTGGATCGCTCCGATATCCTGAAATGGCGGCTTGAAATAATGCCCGTCTAAGGTGAGAGGAACCGCGTTTAGACATGCTACTTTTCGATGCTTCGTATTGCCCTGATTGAGAGATAGAGGCATCAATTCCTGCATAAGCAACAAGTTTAGCGGGTTTATCAAAACGATGAATATCACCAATTTCACTTAAAATAGTGGCTCCTAAAATGGAGCCAATTCCAGGGATGGTCGTGATAGGGGTATTCAGTTCAACTAAGTACTCACCCATTTGTTGTTCACAATGTTTAATTTGCTCTTCAATAAATTTAATTTGTTCGAGTAACATTTTTAATTGAAAAGAAAAAGCATCTTTACAAAATGTCACACCAAAGGATTGTGAAGCGATTTGAAGGAGATGTTTTGCCTTATTTTCGCCAATCTTCTTGCGACTAGCTTTTTCCATCATTTCAGTTAATTGATCTACGGAGACATGTTCAAAATCACTAGGGGTAGTATATTCCATTAAAACTTCGGCAGATGTTTTGCCAAAAATATCAGAGAATACCGTATGGTATTCCGGAAATGTCTGATCTAATACCACAATAGCTTTTCGTTTTAAATCACTCACGCTATGTACAAGGGAGCTTCTGAAACGACTCAATTGTTTTAATGCCAGCATGGTTTCATTAGCTAAAGGTGTCTCTGTAAATCGTCCAAAGCGAATCACGTCTGCAATTAAGGTTGCGTCAATGGAATCAGTCTTACGTTTTCTAATTTCTGTTCCTTTTCTCCAAGCATTTGTCTGAAGGGGATTTAAAACAATGACAGAAAATCCCTTCTCTAAAAGAAAGGAATAGAGAGCTAACCAGTAGTGTCCAGTCGCCTCCATTCCGATTAATACATCAGTAGGGGTGTCGACGTATTGATGTATCCAATCTAAAAGTTTATTTCCACCCTCTGTATGATTTTGAAATGAAATAGGTTTTGTTAGTGTTTTTCCTGTCTGATCAATAATGGAAGCATAGTGCTTGAATTTGGCGATATCAATACCGATATAATACATGAGATTCACTCCTTATTTCATAAATGTGAGATAGCCGTGTATCCTCCTATCTAATAAGCGTTACTGCCTCGTAAGAGATACGAAGAATGACCAGTGGTCATCAACATCCAACTCATTCGTAAACCACTTATTAGACAGAGGCACCAGTCTTCAGGACGAATACAAGGATTCAGGGAGGTGGTCGGTGACACTCTATCTACAAGTAAGAGTATTCTTACTACAGTTAAAATACCCTTGGGTTTATAGGTAAATCCCTTTCCTAAAAACCTAACTTCATCATACGAGGAGGTGAATGAATTGGGGATTAGAAACATATTTCAATCATTTTTAGGTGGTAGTAGTATCGATATTCCCGATCCGGATTGTCAAACACTGCAATTAAAAGCGGAAATAGCTTACAAAAAACTATATGTTAACGCTGCTATTGATTTAATTGCACGTTCATTAATTGCTTGTGACTTTGAATCTTACAGAGATGGCAAGTTAAAACGTCATTTCAACTACTATCAATTGAATGTAGCACCTAATAAGAATGAAAACGCTCATGAGTTCTGGACAAAAGTTGTATATAACCTTGTTTACGAAAATGAAGCGTTGGTTATTCCTATTGGCGAAGAATTGTGGGTAGCTGATTCGTTTTATCGTGAAACTACGAATGGTTTAACAGAGTTTACGTATCATTCATTATCAATTAACGGTGAAATGTTAACGAAAACTTATAAAGAAAGTGAAGTCTTGTATTTCCGGCTTTCTCAGGAGTCTATTAATCAAGTTATTGATAGTTTGTATAACTCATACGGATTACTACTGGCAAAAGCCATGTCTGATTATAAAGGAAATGGAAAACTTAGATTTTTAATCAAAGGACGTTTCATGAACTCTTTGACAGACGAGAATGGAAAAGCAGCACAAGCACTTTTCGAAGAGAAGATGAGAGATTATACAAACCCAGAAAAGCTTGCGTCTGTTTTGTTTTTGCCGGAGCAAGTTAATTTAGAAGATCAGAGTAAAGACCTACAAAAATTGGATACACGAGATATTAAGAATCTTGCAAAAGATATGTTAGACTTTGTGGCCGTTGCTTTCCACATACCACCATCATTATTAAGTGGAATGAGCGAAGGTGGTATCTCTACTTCTGGTAATCCTACTGGTGACCTGGATCATTTCATACTGTTCTCTGTTAGACCAATCGGTGAAATGATTGCTAACGAGTACAACAAAAAGATGTTTACTAGAGATCAGTTTTTAAACAAAACTTACATCAAATTCGATATGAAAAACTTCAAATTATTCGATGTAACGAAGTTCGCAAACGCTGTGGACAAACTATTCGCTGTTGGTGGTATGAGTATAAACGATGTGTTAGAACGATTAGGAAAAGAACAAATAGAAGAAGATTGGGCTAATGAACGTTATGTCACTAAGAACTATGAAAGAGCAAGGATAAGCGGAACGATGGAAGGGGGTGAAGATGATGGAAATGGAAAAGATTCAACCGAAGTTCCTAATGATGGAGAACAATCAACAGGAAACTAGTAAATCAGTCATTTATATGTATGGCAACGTTGGTAAAGCTCCTTTTGGAGACATTTCTTCTCAAGGTGTAAGAGAAATGTTAGATGGGGTTACGAATGACATTGAAATTCACATCAATTCGAATGGTGGCGATGCGTTTGAAGGAATCGCAATTTGCAACTACTTAAAAAATCATCCTTCTAATGTAACTGCCGTCATTGATGGTATAGCCGCTTCAGCCGCTTCATTAATTGCGATGGGTGCTAACAAAATCGAAATGCCTTCTAATACGACTATGATGGTACACCGTGCGTCGACATATGCATTCGGTAATGCTGATTCGCTAGAGAAGCAAGCCAACATGTTGCGTGGCGTTGACGAAGCGTTGATTCAATCGTATAACAGCCGTTTTAACGGTGAGTTTTTCCAATTAGAAACACTTCTAGACAACGAAACTTATATGACTGCTGAAAAAGCTAAGTCATTTGGTTTCTGTGACGTGATCACTGATTCAATACAATCAAGTGTAGTCAGTGAATCTGTAATTACAAATGAAATTGACGAACAACCTATTGTTGTATCTATCGAAAACGAAGGTGACAAACGTATTCAAAATGCTGAGAAATCAGCAAATTTTATGGCTTCATTATTACAATCTATCAAACTATAGGGGGAACTTTACAATGGGTAAAGATTTAGAAACTAAAATTGACAATCGTCAAAATTTAAGCGAGGTTTTGGCAAGTGGAACACCTGAACAGGTAGATAACGCTTTGGTACAATTCGCGCAAGGTATTCAAAACGAAATTCTACAACAAGCTTCTGTACAATCTAGTGACCAAGCTATCCTAGCCGCACGCGGTGGACGTGCTTTAACTAGCCAAGAAACAAAATATTACAACCAAGTAATTGCTGGTAATTCCTTTGCTGGCACGGAAGCATTGGTGCCACCAACTGTTATCGAACGAGTATTTGAAGACTTAGTTGGTTCTCACGAATTACTTTCAAAAATTAACTTTGTGAACGTTGGTGCTTTAACGGAATGGATTCTGAAAAAGGGTGATGTTCAAACAGCGTTCTGGGGCAAATTATGTGCTGCTCATAAAGAACTGTTAGACGAAGGTTTCGAAACAATTCACATCAGCCAATACAAACTATCTGCTTTCATGCCTGTATGTAAGGCAATGCTTGATTTAGGCCCAGTATGGTTAGACCGATATGTTCGTACTGTATTAGTTGAATCTTTAAAAATCGCTTTAGAAGTAGCCATTGTTCGCGGTACGGGTAAAGATCAACCTATCGGTATGATGAAAGATTTATTAAATGTTGCGAACGGAGAAAATGCTGATAAAGCTGTAACAGCTGTTCTAAAAGACCTTTCTCCTTACACGTTAGGTAACATCATGGCTTTACTTACTCGTGACGGGAAACGTAACCCTGACAATGTCATGTTAATTGTGAATCCAGTTGATTACTGGGCTAAAGTTTACGGTTACACGACACGCCCTAATGCAGATGGAACTTACGCTTATAATGTTCTTCCGATTCCAGGTTCAATTGTTAAATCTAACGCTGTTCCAAAAGGGAAACTAGTTGTAGGTATGGCGAAAGACTACTTCTTAGGATTAGGCGGTGCGCAACGTTTAGATGTGTACGACCAAACTCGTGCTATCGAAGACGAAGATTTATACATTGCTAAAATGTATGCGAACGGTCGTGCTGATCGTAATGATTCGTTCTTAGTTTACGATATTTCTGGTTTAGTTGATCCAAACACGCCAGTAATGCCACCAGCTTCTAAATAAGAGGTGATCGTATATGGAAAATGAACAAGCAAAGGCGGTTGTAGTATCGCCTTTCGATTTGATTAATGATGTGAAAGAAGCACTAGCCATTACGTGGGATGAGGAAGACAATAACATCCTAAAGCTGATAGATCGTTCTGTTTACTATATGAATGATGTAGTAGGCGTTGAACTTGATCTGAAGATCAATTTATCCGCACGTGAGTTAGTTATAAATCGCATCCGATACGAGTATAATAATGCTCTTGATCAATATGAAACGAACTTTGAACAACCACTTTCCAGGTTGATTTTACACGTTGCCTTAAAAGAGAGGGAAGTGTAATGGCAATCGAACGACATAGAAAGACTTACAATGACGGGTTTGTAAGTGTCATAGAGAAGAAAACGATTCGAAATGCCACTAAGAAAGTAATTGGATATGAAAATGTCGAGATAATCAAACTTAGATTTGCAGAACTTTCATGTCGTGAGATGGATATGCAGCTAGTGAATAGTGTGGGGAAACAGTTAGATAGGAAGATTGAAACGTTGTATGCTCCTATATTTAAAAGAAAAGATGTGGACAACCTAACTCTCAAATTGCGTGGCGTTTCTTACAGCATTATTAAAGCTGATCGTTTTCAAAACAGTATGTATTTCTATTTACAAAAGGTAGGTGGTCTTGATGACACGGAACGAACTGATTGAGAAGTATAATGTCAAACTGGTTGAGCACTTAGAATCATTCTTCAGTGGCGCTCAAGTTTATCAGGATATTGTACAAGAAGATGAAGCGAATCTATCCACAATTCATCATGTGGTGTTTGAGACTGGCGGATTCGAAAGGACAGGTGCTACAAATTACACCCAGGAAGTTACTGTTTATTTCTTCTCGGAAAATAGAGAAGACTTGGACAACCTGCAATTAGAATTTATGGGCAGCCTTTCTAAAACTGGCCACACTTGCAATAAGTCGCTCAAAGACAGAATGAAAAAGAAAGACACTGAATTCTTTGTGGATGTACTCACTTTTGAATTGACGAGGAATATCAAACTTGTCTGCTAAATTTAGCGTTGATTCGGCGCAATTTGAAGCGTACCAAAGGAACATTGAGCGATTACCAAACGTTGCAGAGAAAATTATTAATGAAGAGTTAAAAAAGAAAATATCACCTATTATGCAAAAGTCTATCCTTGGTTTCATACCGATTTCAGATAGAAAGAAACCACACGCAAAACTATCGAAGGCCATTCAAGGGACTTTAAAAGAAAACTTAACATTGACCCTAAAGCCGAAAGTTAAATATGCGTATCTAGTTTTCCCGGATTTAGGAGTCGGGAAGAGTAAAGGTAATAAACCCGAGTTGTTTATGGAGCATGGTGTGGACAGAGAAATGAATAAATCTGTCCAAGAGCTTAATAAAGCCTTGATAGAAGAAATGAATAAGACATTAGGAGGAAATTAAATGCCTACAACTACGATTGACGTGTTTGACGCCGTCGAGATTAAGAACGCAAGTTTACTTTTTAAAGGTGAATCCGTAACAAGCCCTTTCGGATGTATCGGTAAATTAGATGCAGAAACGGAAATCAAAACAATCTCAAAAATTTGCGGTGGTGTAACGAAAAAGAAAAAAGCGAAACCAACACGATTAACTGTTAAAATCTCAGGACACATGGATTTAAAAGTGGCCCGTAAAATTTTCGGCCTTAAAAACGAAGGTTTAATCAATGATGTATACTCGTATGGCATGAAAAGTGTGGGGGAAGACTTCTCATTCGTCGCTGAAGAATACGATACATTCGAAGATAATAACCGTTTAATCGCGTTCCCTAATTGCTCCGCCGCTACTGGATTTGTTAAGAGTATCGAAAATGGAGCAGACGAGTTAGCAGAATTTGAAGTGGAAATTACAGCTTTACCTGACGCTTATGGTGAATTCTACTATGAAGGTATGAACTTGCCAGCAGACGTTCAAAAAAAATGGTTAACTACATTCAATCCTGCTGAACTACGTAAGGTTACACCAAAATAAAAATACGCAGGGCGCTCTCGTTGGCGCTTTTTCATTTTGTCTAAAAGGAGAGATTTATCATGACGAACGAAATTATATTAACCGATGGCGAAGTGGTAAAAATTAACCCTAATTTAACTGCGTGGACGCTATTTAATCTAGAAAAAGAGGGCATTATTGGAAAATCGTTTTTAAGTACTTTATTAGATACTAGGGGTGATGCAGGGAACGTTAATTTGTTAGATACATTCTGCGTTGTGTATGCAGCGTATCGTCAAGCAACCGTTTCTGATTACATGGATTTCGAATCATTTATGAAAAAATATGAAGTCGATATGACAGAAGCGTTCAAAATCTTTGGGTCTGTATTAAAAAAGCAAAAAGATAAAAACAACATGGCAAAAGGTTTCCAACAAAAAGCGGGAAAAAAGGCTTAGCGCTTCCGACATTCGAAATAGAGTGCGTAGTTGATTTATATAGTCTCTATGTATTTATTTTTGAAATCCCGGAAAAAACGTTCTGGCATTTACCTTTACGTGACGTTCAAAGAATAGCGGAAAACAAAAGTGCTTACGAAGGATGGAAAGCCCATATCCAGGAAAAGGAGAGTGGAAAATAAATGGCTACTCCTTCAAAAGAAACAGTAATAAAGTTTAGGGCTGATACAGCGGATTATAAAAAGAATATGAACGATATGAACCGCGAAAATAGAGCCTTGAATCAAGAATTAAAGTTGACACMAACACAAATGAAGTTGACTGGATCAGARGTCGATAAACATGCAGCTTCGCTATCCACACTTGAGAAACAATATGAACTAGCTAAAAGGAAGACACAAGAAACGGCACAACAATTACAAAGAGCAAAGCAAGTGTGGGGAGAAAACTCTACTGAAGTAAAAAATCTCGAAGAAGCGATGAGAAAAGCTCAAATTGCTGAAGCGGAAATGTCAAATAAGATTCAATTAACGACACAAGCGTTAGATCGTGCACGGCAAGCTGAAGCAGAAAGAAATAGTGAAGTAGGTAAGTCAAAACAGAAATTAAACGAATTGCAACAAGCTGAAGCGAAATTGGTGACTGAAAGCAATAAATTAAAATCATCTTTAGAACAAGAACGAGTTGCTTTAGGTGATAGCTTATCAGCTTCAGAAAAATTACAAATGCAACAACGTCATTTAGGAGAACAGTTAGAATTATCTGCGCGTTCGGTCCACAATTTAGAGCAACAATTAGAACAGGCTAAAACAGCATATGGCGCAAACTCAACCGAAGTTAACAAATTAGAAACAAAGTTAAATGAAGCTAGAACAGCTGAAATGCGATTAAAAAATGAAGTTGAACAAACAAGTACATCGTTAAGAGAACAAGCAAACGTTGCTGAACGAACAGGTAGTAAATTAAAAGAAGTTGGCGATAAGACGAAGGAAATCGGTTCTAACCTAGCCAGCACTGTTACACCTGCTTTAGTTGGTGTTATGGGTGTTACTGGTAAGTGGGCTAATGATTTCGATACTTCACAAAAGCAAATTCAATCATCTTTAGGTTTAACCGCTAAAGGTGCTGAGAATGTGGGTAAAGTAGCTGAAGAAGTATTTATACATGGTTGGGGTAATCATTTACGCCAGGTAGATGACGCTGTGATGCGAGTGTGGCAAAACATGAAGCAAGTACCACTTGAAGATTTACAAAGCGTTACAGAGGGCGTTATGGCATTATCAGAAACTTTTGATGTAGATTTAAACGAAACAACTCGAGGCGCTTCAGCTCTCATGACGCAATATGGAGTTACTGGCGATAAAGCTTTAGATATCATAACGGCTGGTTTACAAGCTGGTTTGGATGTATCGGGAGAGTTTACGGACAACTTAGCTGAATATACGCCATTATTCAAGCAAGCTGGTTTCACTTCTGGTGAAATGCTATCAATCTTAAAGAATGGATTAGATGCAGGAGCTTACAATCTAGATTATGTCAATGATTTAGTGAAAGAATTCGGTATCCGTGTGCAAGATGGTTCTAAAGGTGTATCCGACGCGATGGGACAAATGTCAAAAGGAACACAAAATCTTTGGAAAGAGTTTGAAGCTGGAAAACGTCCGGCTGCTGACGTATTTAAAGCTGTTATCGGTGAACTAAAAGGAATGGACAATCAAGTGAAAGCTACACAACTTGGTATTTCTATATTCGGCGTGAAATTTGAAGATTTAGGAAACAAAGTTGTTTACAGTTTAACAGATACAAATGACGAATTAGAACGAACAGACGGAAAAATGAAAGACCTTGTCATGACGCAAGAGGAAGCATTCGGAAAGAAAGCACTATCCCTTTACCGTGAAATGCAAAAAGCGTTGGAACCTTTAGGGGAAGTTTTCTTGGATGTAGCGGAACAAGTTTTGCCGATTGTAAAATCAGCCGTCGAAGCTTTATCTAACGCTTTCTCTGGACTTTCTCCTGAAGCTAAAAAAACGATAGCCATAATTGGAAGCTTAGCTGTGGTCTTAGGTCCAATACTCATGATTTTGGGGCCGATCATAACGACTATAGGAGGACTTGTGACGTCTTTAGGAGGTTTAGGTACAGCGTTAGGTTTGACAACAGCAGGCGTCGGGGCGGCAGGAATTGCTACAGGTGGTCTAGGAGCGGCGTTAGGAACTGCAGCTTTCGCAATTGCTCCTTGGTTAGCGGGAGCAGCAGCGATTGGAGCAGCAGGATACGCTATATACACTGCTTTAAATGAAGAGGCGATACCAGCTGTAGATTTATTTAAAAATCGCGTAAATATAGCTGCTGATGGAACAGTGCAGAGTGTGGATAAAATCTCCCAGAGTACGAAGAAAGTCGTTGGTTCTTATATGGAAATGTCTCAACAAGTCGGTACTGTCGCTATGGAAATGTTTGCACAACAACAAGTGATTACGGATGAGAATCTTCCTCCTATTATTCAAAAATATGAGGACATGAAAAATCAAGTTGTTAATACATTCGAAGAAAAGAAGAACGCTGAAATTCAAAAAACACAAGAAGCTTTCACGGGAATGAAAACAATAACTGTGGAAGAACAAGCTAATATATCAAAGATGTATACAGATCATTACGAAATGGAAAAAGCAAAAACGCAAGCTGCTAATGATAAAATCGTCGAAATTTGGAATGCAGCGAAAGAAGAAAAACGTGCTTTGACAGCTGACGAAAACAAACAAATCCAAGGATTACGTGAAGTCGCTGACCAACAAGCTATTTCGGCGCTAACGAAAAACAAAACGGAACAAGAAGTTATTATGAATAACTTAAAAAATAGCAAAGAAAGAGTTACTGCTGAAATGCTGAGTGACGCTGTTACAAAGATGGAAAAAGAAAAGAATGAAGTGATTGATAAAGCAAAAAAAACTCGCGATGACAGAGTCCGAGCGGCTGAAGAAATGAAACGAGAATTAGGAAGCGCCGCCGAAGGAACAGCGAACAAAATGATTGACGAAGCGAACAAAGAATATAGAGAAGTGAAAAGCAAAGCCGAAGCGACAAAAAGAGAAGGTATAGATACATTAAAACATTCTTATCAAGACTTAGAAGATCAAGTGGATACAAGTTCAGGAAACATTCTTAGTGCTTGGGATAAAGTGAAAAGATGGTGGAATAGTTGGAGTATCCTTCCGAAAACGATGACAGTAGAGAAAAAAGAAGTTGGACCTGCGAGTTTCGGGATAGGTACAGGTACAGCTCCTTCGCGTAGTTTAGTCGCACCGCGATCTTTAGCCACAGAAACCGTGAGTAGTTTTGGTATGTTTGCTAGAGAAGATATCAGCCCTTTGTATAGTCCTGGGATACTGCAAGGTCTTCCTGAACTAGCAGGAACAACTCTTTCGACACATTATGTAAGAGAGAAAGAACAGAAACCTCAACCACAGCCACAACAAATCACAAATCAAGTTACTTTCCACACGACTGTTCGAAATGAAAGTGATTTAAATAAGATGTTCGAAAAAGCGGATGATTGGTTTGCACAAAAAGGACGGAACTTACATATGGGAATAGGGAGGAATTGATTTGCTAGATATTGGAATTGATACGGAATTAGCGAGTGACTACCGAATATGTATGGTAGATCGTCCTGTTATTCCAACTGCAAAACAAAAAGTGGAACACATAGAAGTACCAGGGCGGCATGGTTCGTTAACCAAAAAAGGGGCGTTTAAAGACGTCCCTTTAAAAATGAAGTTTAATTTACTAGAAGATGAAAATATAAAACCTTTAATCCGTCGCATCAAGGCATGGTTCCTAAATGGCGAAACATTGTATTTCACTGATGATGAAGTATACCGAAAAATTAAATCTGTTGAAATTGGTGATATTGCAAATGAAATCGAAGAGTACGGAGAGTTTGAAGTGGAGTTTACACTGGATCCATTTGAATATGTCGCAACCGTCCCGCTGGTATTGACAAAACCAGCGAGCATTTTAAATTTTGGAACGGTTGAAGCTTCTCCGAAAGTAGAGATTCATGGGAATGGGGATGTCAGGATGATGGTGAATGATGTTGCATTCCAAATAAAAGGAGTGAAACATGCTGTTATCGTGGATTCTGAATTATTAGAAGCATATGCAGGAACGACACCCATGAATCCCAACATGATAGGAGAATTTCCGCTTTTCAAAGTTGGAGAAAATACGCTTACCTGGACGGGCGCAGTGACGAAACTTATCATCGAACCGAGGTGGCGTTATGTATGATTACACTATATAAACCAGATGAAACTGATTTTACGCATAACGGAATTGGTGTTCTAGACAAACATATCTATCATGCAGCTGTTGAGGAAGAACTCAACGGTTTATTTGCATTTACGTTTAGCTATCCGTTGTTTGCTCCACACGGCATAGAAATAGATGGTATGAGCATCATTAAAGTTCCAACCCCCGATGGTGAACAGCTATTTCGAGTTGTTACTCCTAAAGTCAGTATGGGTGAGATGACAGCGCAATGTTATCACATTTTTTATGACTTAACAGAAAATCTAATTGAAGACATTTTCGCTGAAACAACAAATGGCAATGGGGCTATGAATCGTATGTCAGCAGGGTGCCAATACAAGCATCCTTTTCAGTTTTATTCAGATGTACCAAAGATAGCCAGTGCACGTATTGTCCGTAAAAATCCTGTGGAAGCATTATTGGATTCTAGTCAAGATCATTCATTTGTTAATCGTTGGGGCGGGGAATTAAAACGAGATAATTTTGACGTAAAAATGCTCCAAAATCGTGGGATGGATCGCGGGGTAGTGATTCGTCATAAGAAAAATTTATTAGGATATGAAGGGAATGTAGATTGGAAAAGCCCAGTCACTAGGATTATGCCGCAGGGATTTGATGGGTTGTTTCTTCCGGAAAAATATGTAGATAGTCCAAATATGAATAAATACCCGCATCCTAAAATTAGGGTGGTGGAATGTAAAGACATAAAGGCTGCCGTTGGAGAGCACGCAAACAAAGCGGATGCAGTTCCTTTAGAAGAAGCCTACAGGCGCTTGCGTCAAGCTGCTAAGGACATGTTCACAATCCAAAAAATAGATCAACCAAAAGCTACATACAAAGTGGAATTTCAAGAACTATCCCAAACAGAAGAATATAAGGATTATAAGCATTTACAACGTGTGTATATGGCAGATACCGTTACAGTTATACATGAAGAAAATGGGGTTGCTATCAAAGCGAAGGTAATTGCTTATAAATATGACCCCATAAAAAAAGAGTATTTGGACATAACGATCGGTAACTTCAAAGAATCCTTTACAGATGTTTCCCGTAAGGTGGACCTGGTACAAGAAGAAGTATCAAATATGCCAAGTTCTATTTTGGATGCAGCAAAAGCAAATGCTACAAGCCTTATAAATTCAGGGTTTGGAGGACATGTCCGTATGTATCCGGATCGGATTTTAATGATGGATACAAAAGATGAAAAGAGTGCGAAAAAGGTTTGGCAATGGAACTTGAATGGATTAGGGTATTCTTCCACAGGGGTGAATGGGCCATATGGAACTGCCATTACAAGTGACGGGAGAATTGTTGCTGATTTTATTACAGCTGGGATACTAAGCGGGAATCTTGTACAAGGCGGGGAAATAACAGGATCGACTTTAAAGACATCTCATTCAGCTAACTTTGTAAATATCTCTAAACAATTCATTCGTCTGTATGAGTCTTCGAAAGTACGAGCCTTTATTGGATATTATAAAAATAGTAGAAATGAAATACAGCCCACTTTTATTTTAGGTGGGGATTCAGATTCCACAGGGGCAAATGGAGCTATTATGGTATACCAATTCTCGGATACAAGTGTTAAGTCTGGTGGAATTGGAATCACAAAAGGACTCGATGGCAATGGATACTTGAATGCAGCTTCTTTATACTTTTCACAAACGGGGAATGCAATGCTCGATGCTGATAAAATGATTGTCTTAGATGCTCAAAGTGAAATGAGGTTTAAAGTCAAAGATCAGTTCCGCTTTTACCGAAATGATAATTGGATTGCAAGTATTGGGACTTCATCCGGAGGAGATACAGACATGATGCTCCCAAATGCGATGATACGAAATTCGAGTTGGGAAAATGGCTATCTTCAAATTAAGACAGCGCTGGGGACGTATTATCAGGGTGTCATTGCTTCAGATTTCAAAGTAGCTTCGAAAGCAACGTTTAAAACAAACATTAGACCAATTGCAGGTAGCATACTGAACAAGGTAATGGACTGGGAGATTAAACAGTACAATCTGAAAACAGATATCCCAGCCCTCTATGAAAGACGGTTGAATAGAAAAAACGGAGAGCCGACAATTACAACAGAGGCCATCCCAACTCATTATGGTTTGGTTATCTCGAAAGAATCGGAAGAAACGGGTGTGGGACTGTACAGTATGCTATCACAAGTAACAAAAGCGTTTCAAGAATACGTGACAAAAACGGATGCGAGACTGGAAGAAGTAGAACCGATACCACGAAAAGGAAATAGAAAGCATCGGAATAAGCAAAAGCGGCAGAAAAGACCGCTGAGGCGGGGAAAACGCGAAGGGAAGGAGAGTGGTGTGCATGCGAAATGAGGAAATGATGATAGATGTAGCAGATCCTGTGTTTACAAAAATAATTCGTTCCAGACAAAATGATAAGAATGGGTTAAAGCTCACGGTATCAGCAAAAAACAAAGGACAGGATATAGATATAACAGGATGTACAGTAAAGTATGAAGCGACGAATGGGATGGGAGGGTTTATTCGAGATGACGTAGTCATAGTAGATGCGAAGAAAGGGATATTCTCTTACACACTATCCGAACAAGCTGTTTCTTCTGCATCGGAGTGGAGGGCTTATTTTGTCATTGAAAAACAAAATATAAGAATGAGTACACCTGATATACGTATTGTACTAAGAAGGGATGTCAAGGAAGGTAATATTCATATTGAAAACTACATCGCAGAGTTTGATCAGGTGCTAGAAATGGTGAAAGGGCACCGAAAAGAAATCGATGAAGCGAATCAGAAGATTGCAGCGCTTACGCCTTATATTCAAAAGAAGGTGGAGGAAACAGATGCGAAATGTAAAGGGGTAACGGAACGGATTCAAACGCGTGTAGATAGCGTTAGCAAACAAATAGATGCGATGGAGATTGTGAAGAAAGCGGGCGATACCATAACGGGATTGCTGGAATATAAGAGCGATCATGCCATTGTATTAGGAAGTCGCTCTTACAAGACGGTTATTCATAAGGGGGCGCAAGGAGAAGTGATTTTCGCCCCGTCTACAAAAGAACAAGGGGATACTTGGGATTGGTCCAAAAAGGTAGAATTTCGAACGGATGGAACAATGAAACAAGCAACTGATACGGGATGGATTACACTTCCTACAACTGGGGTAGAGAATGTTTCTGATAGAATTTTGAAGTACAAAAGAAGTGGGGAACAGATTAGTGTAATTGGTTCCGTTCGAAATCCTCAAAATGAGGCAGTATTCGCTACACTACCAGTTGGATTTAGACCCGTACAGCACATTGCTTTTCCAGCGCTGGCATATGGGTATACACCCGCAGCTTGTGAAGTTACAATCAAACCTGATGGTGGGATTTTCGTGAACGGTGTTCCAAGCGGAGGGACTGTTCATATTGCAATGAGCTTTTTAATTTAGTTATTACAAATCAAGCGTGCAAAAGCAGGTTTTTTAATTGTATAAAATTTTAAAAAAGAGACAACACTGTCTCTCTTTTTTATAGATGAGGAGTTGAAAAACACGAGTATTGAAATTGATGTACTGATTGGAATATTATCGCTCCCAGCAGTTATTTTGTCTATGTATTCACTCACAAAGAGATTGTCTCATAGTATATATAGCTTGTTTTATATAAGTCCCACTTATATTTTCGACACCAACATATGTTTGTGAACTACTCGCCACTTAGCAAAGCTTGAAGTGGGAGCTTCTCAGTTCCGCGACGAAAGCAACCTTTCGTCTCCTTGAGCGTTCCTTCGGGGTGTTCCCCCCCTAGATGCCCAACACTTGGACGCTCTCTTGGTACGGTTCATATTTTACGCAGGAACCGAATGGCTTGGTTTTCGTACTCTATTTTCTTCCTGCAACCTCATATATCAAGTTAACAAAGAGCTTCATATAGCTAGTTTATCAAAAGTGTTTGGCTATGCCAAACCGAAATTCATCTCCCACCTACCGTTGGGCTAGCGCCCTTCACACGCTTGAGGTAGGAGAATTCTTTCGGTAAATTCGTTAAATTTTCAAAAAAGGATGTGAAAGTATATGGAAGATTTACATGCAAAAGTTGATAGTTTAAAAGAAGAACAAAAAGAGATTAGGCGAGATAATCGGAATCTAGATACACGTATAACTATAAATGAAAAAGACATTTCTACAATTAACGAACAACTGGGAAAAATCCATCTCAATACAACATGGATTTTACGTATCGTCATTGGTACGATTGTTACAGGAGTTTTGGGAGTACTATTCAAAGGCGGGATTTAAGTGCGTCACATAATCTGTATGTATAAAAGAGGGACAAAGGTATCCCTCTTTTATTTGGAAAGGAGTGATTAAAATAGAGTGGTAATCTTTCATTTTTGCGTAAAGATGTAATTTACTTAGAGGTATTTGTAATGTATGCACATTGAGGAAACTTGTCTCATAATATATAGGGATTACTATAGTAGACTTTTTAGGGGCGTGAGTGTATGCCAGATCTACATGCAAAAATCAATAGATTAAGAACTGAACAAAAAGAAATGGCAAGTGATATCCAAAATTTAGAAAAACGTACAACAATTAATGAGAAGGATATTTCGATAATTAATAACCAATTAGAAAAAGTTTGTTCGAACACAACATGGATTTTACGAATTGTCATGAGTGCAATCATAATGGCAATTTTAGGCTTGATTATAAAATTATAACTTAAAACGTTTATATATAAATGTAAAAAGGTAAAGAGTATCTTTGTTTCTTTTTAGAAGGAGATAAAATGTATGGTAATTGAACTAGGCATACTTATTGCAGTATTTTCACTTGCCATCAGCTATTTTGGCTATGCACTGAATAAGTCTAAATCCATCAAAGCAGATGGACAACAAAGTGCAGAGGTTAAAACAGAACTTGGTTATATCCGAAAAGGTGTAGACGATATACGGATTGATTTAAAGGCAAGTGAAAAACAAATGGTAGCACTAGGAGAACGCGTGACAAGAGTAGAGGAGAGTACGAAACAAGCGCATAAACGCTTAGATACAATCGAAAAGGAGAATAATTAGACTTGACAAAAGAACATATCCAAAAACGATTCCGCAACTGGAAAACATGGGTTGCGGTTTTTTCATTGCTCGGTTTTTTATGTACGAAGTTTGGTGTGCCAGAGGCAAAAACATTCTTAGATGAATTGGCGCCTTACTTGCTTACGGTAGGGATTACGCTTGGGATTTGGTCAGATCATGAAGGGAATCGGAAAGGGGATGTTGAATAATGGGTTGTTTTGCAGGATCAGGTGGTCATAACAAAATTGTACCAGGAGCAAATAGTCAATATGGAATCGAGCATGTGGAGGATAGACGTTTCTTAGACGCTGTTGCTATATATGTACAAGCAGCAGGTTGGAAATATGTGAATTGTTCCGATGAAGTAGGGACGACACAATATGATGTTTGGAATAATGCAGCTCATAATCACTTACGTGTGACGAATAGCAATGTAGATTTACAGTTTCATTTAAATGCTTCTCCAGGTGGTACAGGTTGTGAAGTTTGGCTACATCCTTCATACGGGGATAGAGAATTAGCTGCAAAGATTTCAGGGGCTATGGCCGGTGCATTTGGATTAAGAGATAGAGGAATTAAATTTTCAACAGAATTAGGTTGGATTAACAAAACGAAGACGGGATTACTTCCGGAAATTTGTTTTATTGATAATGAAGTAGATATGCAGAAGTATCGCGCGAACTTTGATAAAGCTGCTAAAGCCGTAGCCGAAGTTATTGTGGGGCAGTCTATTCAATCAAGCACATCATTATTGACAGGAGGAAATACGATGAAATGGACAATGAAATCAGGTGGGTTAGGTGCTAATTTAGCCCAAGAGATTATGGATAAACTTGCTGAGTTTAAAGTAAAAGGGAGTCTACTTTATGAAGGGGACGGCATTTTCTATCTACAATGCGAACCTGTGGAAGATCGTAATAAATTAGGTGCTATTACATGGTATTTCAAAGATTATAAAGGGTGGTATTGCGAAGTTTATCAAGTATAGGTATATAGCGCTTCCTGTTGAACGACCATACATGCAAAAAACTATGTTGGTGGCCTGGATTGCTTTTATATATAAAGGTTGTTTTAAGGATAATAAAAAATCCATCTTCCGGAGTTGAAAGATGGATTTTTTATAGTAAATTCTTGGTGTACTGTTAATCTATGTGTGTAGTGGAGTAAATATACCTATGCCTACTCATAATTTTTTTATAAAACCCTCAATTTGTTCTTCTTTACAATCTAATAAATTTGGATATTCATCAAAAAAATCAAAGCCTCATTCTTCTAATAGTTCTTGATAAGTATTTTTATAAAAATCAAAGATTCCCTTTCTCCGTAAGTCGTCTAACAAAGGCATAATTTCTTTTAATTTAGGCTCAAATCCAGCAGCAAGCGCAGTTAATTCTACTCGTTTCGAATAATAACAAATATAGGCTAGCTCATATTCAGTGAGTTTTGGCATAGGTTGTCCTTTCAATTTGTATGAGACTTAAAAATCTTTTAATGCTTCACGTAAAAAATCTTCAATTAAATCACTCTTTGCTCCTTTACCAAACTTTTTACCATAACGATCAAACTTTTTCGAAATGTCCTCACTAAGGTAAATGCTCCTTTGGATTTTCTTGGGTTTACTCGTTCTAGATGTGATGTTTTCTAATATTTGAGAGACACTAATATTGTTATTCATGTTAGTATGGAGTTTAATACTATCATTATTACTTATACTAGTATCATTATCACCTTTAGTACTATTACTAGTACTAATTTTARTTTCAACCCCAGTACTAGTATTTGCAACATCACCAAAATCAACAAGTCGTTTCTTTTGTGCCAATTTCCTCAAGCTCCTTCCACAATTCAAAATAACATTGCCCAGCATCTTTAAACTTCTTCGACAAGGTTGCAGGAACATTTTCATAAGCGATAGATGATGCATGGCGAACGGTTCTTGGGATTACCGTTTCAAATACTCTTATATTATTTTCCAAGCAGTATTTCCGAGTGGATTGCAAAACATCTGAGTGAAGGGAGGTTCGTGAATCCACCAATGTCCCTAATACGCCCAAGATTTCCAAATCATTGTTATATTGTTCTTTAAACTCTTGAATAGTTTGTGTTACTTTAACTAGGGAGCGCATCGAAAATTGCTCAGGGTTAAATGGGATTAAAATTCCATCTGCAAAAGCAAATACATTGCCAACCATTAAACCTAGCGAAGGTGGTGTATCTWTTATGATATAATCATATTTTTTTTGTAAATCTACWCAGGCCACTTTCATGAGTAAAAAAGGATTAATATATTTATCTCTATTTCTAATTACTTCAAATTCAAACCCCACAAGATTATCGTTAGATGGAATAATATCAATATATTTATGAACTTTTACAATAGCTTCCTCTGTCGCACAATCGCCAACAAGGACATCATATATTGTCAAATTATATTTGTCTGGATTCTGGCCAAAGCTAAGTGCAATATTCCCCTGATTGTCACAATCAATAATTAAAACCTTTTTCTTTTTCTCTGCTAACACACCAGCTAAATTTACAGTAGTCGTTGTCTTCAAACTACCACCTTTATTGTTATTTACACAAATAACAGGCACCATTAAAAACTCCTCTCAACATTAACTTTAATATAAACTTTAGTCATAGTAATGATATTGAAATAAGTATTAGTATTGACGTTAAAATCAGTACTTTTGTTAGTACTATGATTGATGTTAATATTTACTGTATAATATCTATTCTCTCAATAAGACTCAATTCCTTCTCAAAAACAAAACACAAGCATAAGCGCAATGCTCATCCTCGTATTTACAAAACTAGGAACCTTACGTTACAATATTTGTAGAAAATAGTCAGAATAAATGTACAAGAGCCTTATTCTCTCCCTCGCCAAAGTTTGAGAATAAAGCTCCCTAGAAAGTTACACAAGGTGTCCAGACCCTGTTGTGAATTAAATTGTGTCTTTATAATAACAAATTTAAACCGGCAGGTAAAGTATAAATGTATCTTGTGTAGCTTCCTTTTATTCTCAAAAGGAGGCTTTTTTGTATGTCGGAAGCGATACAACTATCGCAAATCGAAACGTATATAGAAGAATGGCATGAATGTTATCTCTCCGAACTGAAAAAAACGGGTTATGTGGTGACATTAGATTTAAGTAAAGAAGAGTATAAACAAATTTGGTATGGGTTAAATGACTTAGAACACTTTCTCAGAAGCTCCAGATTGTCTCTTAAGGACATTTATGTCTCTCTGAATGCTTTTAATCACGGGAGTCGTAAAACGTCTGATTTGAGGCAAATACGTAATATAGGAGTAGATTTAGATTTTTATAAACTTGGGCTGACGAAAGAGCATGTAATGGAAGAGCTTACTAGATTAATTGCAAAAGGTACGATACCATGTCCGAATTTAATGTTACACGGTCGAGGAATGCAATTACTTTACAGCATTTCTGGCGGTGCTGCACCTATTATGGGGTACATGACTCAATACATAACGAATAACCTAATTAAGTCTTTAATGCATCTAGGCGCAGATGGGGCGTGTTCAGATTTATCACGTGTATTCCGTTTACCACATTCCGTCCACAGTAAGACAGGCAAGCAAATCGAAGTAGATATTTGGACGAAAAAAGAGTATCAGCTGATGGAACTCTATGAATATGTACCACCGATGGAGAAAAAGCGTCCTACGAAGCGTAAGGGTATTATACAGACGTTACCAGCACCCAAAGGTGTCATGACCCTCTACAGCCTAAATACAGCACGTAAAGTGGATTTAGAAAAGATTGTGGAGATGCGGGAAGGTGAAATAGATCATAGGCACGATATGACCTACATATATGCGTTCACAACGGCTCTGATTGTAAAGCATCAAGGTGCAACTCTGGAAATGACTTTGCAGTTGAATGATAGATTTACAGACCCGCAGAAAACAAGAGAAGTAGAACGTACTGCGAAAGATGCATATAAAGATGCAATCACATTCTTCGATGCATATGCTAAAAATGATTTCGAAATGAAGGGACTACCAAGAAATTTGATTAAACCAATGAAGAATACAACTGTAATGGACAAGCTGAATTTAAATTTGACGCAGGATGAGATTGAGCATTTGACAACGTTGATTAGTAAGGGGGAGAAACAAAGGCGTGATACAGTAAAAAAACGTGAACAACGTGGGTCTGTGACACGAGATAAATATTTAGCGCAAGAACAGGAGAAAAGAGTAGACCAATTAACTCAGCTAAAAGAAGTTATGGAGATACATCCAAAGGCATCTCAGCGTCAAGTAGCAAGAATTCTAGGTATCTCGGAGTCATACGTGCGAAAATTAAAACAACAACTTGTATAAAAAAGTGCGCACTGGTTGTCTGCTTAAAGCTGTTTTATTAATTGGACTATGTGTTCACAAAATAGGCCGGGGTGTTTGTTATGGTTTTTACTGTTTGTTTTTGGGCTGGGGTTGTTCTTTTGGGGGGAGGTTTGTCAGGATGTTTAAGTTGGCTTGAGCGGTTGTTTACTTTATAAGTGGTTGACTGTGTGATCTTGGAGTGTCTAGAGAATCGTTCCTATTTTTGGGTTGTAATTTTTATTTATAGTAAGGTACGTGAAATTATATTTTTTTAAGGGGCTTATTATTGACTATGAGGAAAGGACAGGTGAACTACTCGCCACTTAGCAAAGCTTGAAGTGGGAGCTTCTCAGTTCCACGACGAAAGCAACCTCTCGTCTCCTTGAGCGTTACTTCGGGGTGTTCCACCCCTAGATGTCCAACACTTGAACGCTCTCTTGGTCCGGTTGATATTTTACGCAGGAACCGAATGGCTTGTGTTTCGCACTCTATTTTCTTCCTGCAACCTCATATATCATGTTATCAAAGAGCTTTATATAGCTAGTTTATCAAAAATGTTTGGCTATGCCAAACCGAAATTCATCTCCCACCTACCGTTGGGCTAGCGCCCTTCACACGCTTGAGGTAGGAGAATTCTTTCGGTAAATTCGTTAAAAAATGAGGATTATATCGTAAATTTTATAAAGATATTAAACAAGAGGATTATACATAAGGTGAAGCTTCAGTTGTAGAGGTACCTTTTTTATGATAGGATATATGTAATTAATTTTAGGAGATAAATGATGTTTAAAAATTTTAATATGGATTCACATGTTTATGAACAAAGTACTGATATATTAAAAGCATTAGGGCATCCTATACGGTTGAAGATTATGCATACATTAATATGTAGAGGTCCATTAAGTGCATCTGAATTGTGGAGAGCAGTAAGAACCCCACAATCTACTGTATCTCAACATTCAAATAAATTAAAAGCGTTGAAAATAGTAAATTATGAGCGCAAGGGATTAGAAGTTGTTTATCGTGTAGATAATCCAATTGTTATTAAAATTATCAAAACATTAGGATTATAATAACAATTGGTACATACATGAAAATATGATAGAATAAGGACAACTGTATAGCGTAGGGTGGGTTGTTGCTATCCTTTCTCTTTTTATTTAGAGGGAAAGGAGGTGACTCCTATGATGGAATTTTTACTATCTTTGCTGCAGGATTTGTTGAAAGTATTTTTAACGATCCTTGTGACTAGTTTTGGAAATAAACTGGTTAGCAATATGAGCAAAAAACGTAAAAGAACCTCCCTACGCCGTGGTAAGCTAAAGGGAMGTTCTAAATCGAAAAAATAATATTTAGCAACTGACCACYTTACGGCAACAGTTACTGAGGAGAGATGTTGATAGCATCTCTTCTTTTATTTTATGCATAAAAATAATTTACTATACTCTATTTTTATTATAACAAATATGTTTGAAAAAAGGCAACCCTCATTTCCAGATGTTGAATGAAGGCTGTCTTTTTTTACATAATAAAGAGTACTTAGATTATATCATCATTTCTATTAAAAGAATAGACAGAAACTTTCACAATTATAACAAACTAAATGCATAGGAATAATATGCATTTGATATAAAAAAAATGCGCCTTTATGTTGAAGGCATTTTTGTTTTATTGCAACCATTTTGCTTTTAATAACACATAGATTGTATGTCTACTAACGGAGTATAACATATATTTCGAGCGCATTGATATAAAGAAATTTATGGACCTTATAGGACTCGAACCTATGACCGGACGGTTATGAGCCGTCTGCTCTGACCAACTGAGCTAAAGGTCCATTGGTACGACTAGCTTTCCACACTAGCCGTTGCGATAAGTAAGTATAAGAATTTTAACATATTTTTATTTAAAAAGAAATGATTTTTGGATTCAAAGGTCCAAATACTGGAAAATTTTAATATTGAAATTTATTTTATATATGTTTTTGTATGCTGTTTTCATAAATTTGCACATCTCCCCACATTTTAAATGTTTTCACATCAAATATTTCTTTTTCATTTCCAAAAATTATAACAAAGCCATCCTTTGCTTGTAATACTCTACCAATATCACCATTTGCAAGTGAGATACTGGAAATATGTTGCACAGGCAATATATTTTTTTTACTTATGCAATTGTCTATTGGCATTCCGACAGGGAAAGCCTTTGATAAATCTTCGTTCTTGTAAGGAGTATCTATTGGATAAGGTGAGGTAGACGTAATGGGAGTATTTGATGCACAACCAGTCAAATAAATAGACAATGTCCCAATGATACCAAGTATGGAAATACGTTTAAACATAAAAATTCCCCCTTCTTTAGCTATTCAAAGAATCAACCAGCTTAGAATATCAAATAAAGAGTACATATTTTGTTACTTTATGAGTGTCATAAAATAAAAAGATTCGCTTTTTTTGTAGAAAAAAGAAAAAACGCAATCATAACGAAAGCGCCTTTTCTTTGGTTTATACCTATCTTAATATAGAACAACTAGGAAGGTGTTATTAACAGTATCTTACCATACAATCATGCCGACAAATATTGATAAAGTTCCACAATTATATTCTATTTTCGGCATTATAGGGGCGATTTATTGTGAGAATAATAGATAAATAAATAAGAATAAGGGGGGTTAGATACTTGTTTGAAAGGATTTTTTTTTAATATATTTGATGATGGGATTACTAGATTTTAAATTGTTTTAAAAAACATACAATTATTTCTCAATAAAGAAGTTTGTTAAACAATAGGGATTTATAGTATATGAGGATGATATAATAAGGATATGAATTTATACTATAAACTCAGTCGTATCAAGGAATACAGAATAATTGTGAAATCAATATCACAGATAATTCACAATTACTTTTCAACTTGTTTACACTTGTGTGTCTGAATTATCTGTATAATTAAAATGGGAAAAATACATACAAAATAAACTCGCAGAGCGTGTTGRATAGTGAAAACCTACAATCACTTCCAACCGTTCACCTAACTACACTAGGAAAACACTTCGCTACATACGAGTTCCTTCACAGTTTAACATATATATGTTTTGTAGTACAGCATTCCTGTGGGAAAAGTTTGGATTGAGGTTATGTTTATAAATTCTGATAAGGAGGAGTAATGTGGAAGCGACAAAAGAAAAGACGCAGAAAAAATCTGAGAAACAGTTTAAAAAAGAATTCAAGCGTAATTTGATGCGAGAACTGATGAAGAAGATTAAAAAGGATATAGATGATAAGGGATTTAAGATTCGTCCACTTGCGAAGAAAGTAGGCGTTGATCGCACGGTTATTACAGACGGTATTGTTACTTGTAAAACTGCTGAAATGAAACTCGACAATTTTATGAAAATCATGGATGTGGTCTATGAAAATCTAGAAGAACGTCAAGAAGTAATACGAAGCTTTATCAAAATCGCACAAAATGAATTGAACATACGTAAATCATTGGTTTACTGCCAAGGGACTGGCGAGTATGAACTGATGGATTTTGTAATAAAAGAAAATCGAAACAATGAAGAAGTGAAAAAATATTTACGGGTATATGAGGTGTTTAATAAAAGAAATAAAAATGAAAAGAAAGGTTATCCTTTATTAGATGAATTAAAGCAAAAAACTTTCTCTACAGACGCTGAATGTCAGATAATGTTAAATACCTTATATGCTTTTACTATGAATGATATATTCAATATAAGGGCGATGCATCCATATACAGGGAACGTAGAAAGTTATTTGTTAGAGGTTACAGACAATTTTATTTATAATTGGCTTACAATGTACTTTGATGAACGAATGGCTTATATTTATATGTTCGATGATAAAATAGAATTTTGTCGTCAAAAGTGCTATAAGATTTTAAACAGTGAACTTATTATCACTCTGATTAAAGCAACAAGCATGTGCTGTCTTGGGGAATCTTATATGTTTGAGGACCAAATTCTTGCCGAAAAGTGGATTGCAAATAGTATCAATTATCTAGATCAACATGGAGTGTCTCGAGATAGCAGGAAGTACATAGCATTTAATACAACTTTGAACTTCCTGTATATCGAGTTCGGATTTAATCTAGACAAGATTAATTTCGACTACATAGACACTTCAGAACTAGGATACTATATAGGACTATATAAAGACAAGAAAAAAGGATTAAAAATGATATATAATTTAGTGGAAGAACGTGGTAGTTCACCATTTACAGATTATTATATAGCTAGAATCAATGAAGATTTAGAAGGTTTGGAACAAGCGTTGATACGTTTTGAACGGGTAGCGAACTATCATTATGCGAAAGCAGTGCGACGTACAATTGAATTACTAAAAAAGAAGCAGGGAAAGGTTGATGAATAATGAGAAAATTTAGTATAATAATATTAAGTGTCGCTAGTGCATTTACAATACTATTAAACATAGGCGTACCAGAAAAAGAAAATGTTGCTAGTAAAACCAAAGATATTGAATATGTACAGTATATGAGCCGTGAGCCTGGTGGGTTATAAGATAAATGATAAATTTAGAAGTCGTTGCCAATTATAGTGGCAGCGACTTTCGTGCTTTCTAGGCCTGGTGGGAAATATCTGTAACCGGTAGAAATCATCCGTTAAATTTTTCCAACGAATAAAATAGGGGAGGAAAAGACGTTATGTTAGTAAAGGTGACATTAGGAGGATGCAAGATAGAAATAAATAAGCTACATATCATTATGGAAGATGCAATGAATGGGGAACAGAAAGCTATTCAAATATTAAATGATATAAAAAGAAATTTAGATATGAATCAGGAAAAGAGGGTCTAAGCCCTCTTTTTGATTGTGTGCCAGGCATGGCAACTGTCTAGGTGGTGAAAGTCCACTATGGGGGTACACATCGACCAACCATTAAGGAAGCGCAAGGTGCTTACCGTGAGGTGGGGGCTGAAGGAAGCGTGGAATAAAATCTTGGCTCGACGAACAGAAATCTGATACGAAGGCTCTATAAAGGGATAAGACTCCAATTCAAGTTAAAGTCCAAATAGATGTGCGTAACTTTGTAGAGTAAATCAGGCGAGTAAAAGAGGAAAGATAGTTGTCTTACCCTGGGAGATCTTGCGGATGTACTAACAGTACAGTCGAAAATGGTTAGCCGCGAGAAGTCAGCCGAAGCCATAGTAGTGAACTAAGTTCATGAAGGGCTGAACAGTTTATAGTGTTTCAACGCCACGAATGCGTAAGTGACCTACTCTGAATGTGTTAATGGTAGAAAGTATGAGCGTATCTCAAAGGATAACCAAAACAGAGGTATCACTTATTACGTGAGGGGGAAAGGAGAAACGAGTGTGGAACTTTTAGAAACAATATTAAGTAATCAAAATATGAATGAAGCCTACTTACGCGTGTATAAAAACAAAGGTGCAAGTGGAGTTGATGGCGTAACAGTCGACGAACTAAAGCAATATCTGAAGGAGAACAAGGACGAACTACGTCAGCGCATTAGAACAAGAAAATACCAACCACAAGCTGCCTTAAGAGTGGAAATCCCAAAAGAGAATGGCAAGATGCGCAAGCTGGGAATACCAACAGTAGTGGATAGAGTCGTTCAACAAGCCATTCATCAAATACTTAGCCCGATATTTGAAAAGCAGTTCAGTGAATTCAGTTATGGCTTTAGACCAAAAAGAAGTTGTGAAATGGCAATTGTTAAAAGTTTGGAGTTTCTAAATGCTGGATATGAGTGGATAGTGGATATTGATTTGGAAAGATTCTTTGATACAGTTCACCACGATAAATTGATGCGAATTATATCTAACACAATAAGCGACGGAGATGTAATTTCTCTCATAAGAAAGTACTTAGTCAGTGGGGTTATGGTGAATGGAAAATATGAAGAAACATCAGTCGGAACTCCGCAAGGAGGTAATCTCAGCCCTCTTTTAAGCAATATTATGCTGAATGAACTGGATAAGGAACTTGAAAGTAGAGAACTCCAATTTGTGAGATATGCCGACGACGCTCTTATCTTTGTGAAAAGCGAGAAAGCGGCGAGCAGAGTGATGAAATCAATCGTGAGATTTATAGAAAAGAATCTAGGTTTGATAGTCAATACGGAAAAGAGTAAAATCTCTCGGCCAGAAGATTTAAAATTTTTAGGCTTTGGATATTATTACAACTCTAAGGATGAGAGATATCAAACGAAACCACACCCAATCTCAGTACAGAAACTTCAAAGAAAGCTTCGACAACTGACAAAACGAAACTAGAGCGTTCCGCTAGACTATCGAATATTGAAACTAAAACAAGTTATATTTGGATGGGTAAATTACTTCAGGATTACAAATATGAAAGGCGTTATGAAGCAAGTAGATAAGAAGCTTCGCTCCAGAATTAGAGTGATTATTTGGAAGCAATGGAAAATACCGAAGAAGCAAATCAAATCGCTTGTTCAATTAGGGATTCCGGAGGAAGAAGCGAAGGGATTAACCTACTGTCGAAAGGGCTACCGATATATAGGATTATCGAAAGTCGTTCAAAGGGCTATGTCAAATCAAAGACTAAAGAAGAGGGGCGTTCCTTCTTCTCTAGAACGCTATCTAAAAGTTCGCACTGCAATATAAACTGAACCGCCGTATACGGAACCGTATGTACGGTGGTGTGAGAGGGGCGAGAATAAATTAATTTATTTTCCCTCTACTCGATTAAACAGAAATTATGTCGTCTGGTTTCTTCTCATATCCTAATGCAAACGAATTAAATTTTTCTAATGCTTCCCATGCGCCTACGTATTCTAAAATAAGAGGAATATCTTTCTTGGATTGATAATAAATTGTTTTTGCTCGATCAACTTTTAAATCTGTTTGTAATTTTTTTAAACCTACCCTGAGTTCTTTATATAAATGCTGGGTGATATGTTGTAAAACATCTACAGATCCATGAATTCGTAGTCGAGGGCGCGTTAGTATTCCTTTTGGTGTCTTTTCTCGTATAATTCCTACATCATGGCGCATGAGAATATATGTTTTTATAAAAATAGAATGGTTGAAATCCCCTTTTGGATAGGTTCTTTCTTGGTGTGTAATAGGCTGCCATCCCATATTTCTTATTTTTTTTAGAAGTGGGTGATTGCCGTGAATATTGCAATGCCATTCATGGAACCCTTTATCTGAACGATATCTAGATTTTACGGGAGTAGCTCCTTTTGCAAGGATGGCAAATCGTTCTATAATCTCTCTGTTTTTATGTGACAATTCAAATTTATTATCATGAATATTGCAATGCCCATATCTCCACACGATTCCTAATAACTCTGAAAATGGATCCGTGTTTACAAATTCATGGAACTCTTGGATAAATTTATCTGTGAATTTATAAATTTTAGTCATAGTGAATGGCCCCTTTTATGTTTGATATCCATACTTAAACAAGCGTCTATCACGTTGATTTTTTTATTCTTTTTTATATTGTGCTAACATATCTTTCAAACGTCTTCGTTCATCGTCTATCCGTTGTTGTTCGTTTTCATAGGTTTGTTGTGGTCCACGACTCATAGTTTGTCCAATGGATTGTGATAATTCGTCTTGTTGTTGTTCTTTCAACCAATCAGGTGTTATTTCTTTCCGTTTTTGGGGTATAGATTGAGTTCGTTGCTTTTGGCCTAATTTAGACATTTTTTCTTCCACAACTTTGATTACATAGTTTTCAGCTGCAGTTAAATCAGTTGTTCCAATGGCTTTGCATTTACTAGAAACATCATGAATGGCTTTAATAGTCTTTTTATTTGTAATCTCTCGGTCTTTAATTTTTTGGTTCATTAAATCTAGAATTATAGATTCAGTGACAGAGTTAGTTATAATTTCTTCTTCTTCAAGATCTTTTTGTAAATCTTTCTTTTTAAGATCTTTCTTTGTAGGTGTACCTTTTGTACTGTTATTTTTGTACTGTACCTTTTGGGCAGTAGTTAAATTACTGTAGTTACAAAGATTTATATCTACACTTGTCCATTTTTCACATAACTCAAAGTAAAATTCGTCTATTTCTTCTTGTGTAAAAGGAATATCTGAAATGATATACTCATACTGTTTTACTGGTCGTTTAGATCTTGCTTCTTTTTTCATACCGTATCCATAGCCAGCAATCATATATCCATATTGAAGTAGCTCACGAAAACATCGATCTACTACTTTACGTCCATCTTTTTCTGAATGATTATAAATTTGTTCTTTAATAATAATCCAATCCTCAGGAAGAGATAATAAATAACTAGCTAAACCGATAGCACTGTAACTTAGCCTTTTATCTTGTAGTAGGTTGTTGTGCAGCGATGAATATTGTGATGTTTTTCTTCTTCTTATAATTGACATAATAAAAAAATCCTCCATTTACCACCCCGACCTAGAATTGGGCATAACAAAATAAAGGATTTTTGTTAACATTTTTTTAAGTGTATGTTACCATGAAAAAGTAATATAACTTAAATATGTTTCCAAAACCTCGTTCTTTGGTTTTCAAAAGTTGGGTAAGTTTGCCGACCTAATCAACTTTTGAAAAAGCCCTCGGGGTTTATTTTTTGTTTTTGGGGAGCTGAAAGGCTCTCTTTTTTTAGTAAGTATCAATTAAATTGATAATAGCTTGTCTTTTTTCAGGAGATAATCTATTGATACGCTCCATTAATTCGGCTACGTCTTTTGCAACTTTCTGTGATTTTTCCTTATCTAGACTTTTATGGTCGGAATGTCCTAATAAATAGTCTACCGATACGCCTAATATTTCTGCTAACTTAGAGATAACTTCTATAGAAGGTTTTTTCGCACCAGATTCAATTTTTGAAATGAATGATTCGGTAACATTAGCCTTTTCTCCCAATTGTTTTTGGGATAACTTTGTTTCTTTGCGCATCTCTTTTATCCTAACGGCTAACTTAGGGGGCATAAGGTAAGTCTCCTTTGGGAAAAATTTAAACCAAATGTATGGTTCTTATATACATTGTACAACTAACTTGACTTTTAGTGCAATTGATATTTTGCGAATTATTTTTTTGGTCTTTTTGTTGACCTTGGGTCATGTGGAGTGTATTATAAATTATAAGAGGTGAGTCATATGAAAATAAAAGGGAGTTATATAAAAGAACTTCGAAAAAGGAACAACCTGACTCAAAAAGAACTGGGGAATCTCTTGGATATTAGTGAGAGTATGATTTGTAAGATTGAATCAGGTGAGAGATTAACAAGTATATTAAATTTAAAAAAGATAGCGAAGTCCTTATCCACAACAATGGATGATTTGGTAGGATGAGTTATTTTTTTACACATTAACTTGACCAAAGGGAATGTTCGTGACCAGATGAACGAAATAACAAACTTATCAACTGACATCAATGTAATCACAGCAGAAATCAAAAGCTATCAGCAAATCGCAGGACAGTCGATATTTGAGATTGGTATGCGTTTAAAACATGTGAAAGAAAACGATTTAGTGCACGGTGAGTGGATAGATTGGATAGAAAAACATTGTAATTTTAGTCGTATGCAAGCGAATCGCTTTATCTAAGCTTACGAGCAATTTCAAAATGTAACGACATCGTTACAAACGAGTAAGATTTTTGAATTAATTCAGTTACCGTTAGAGGTGAATCGTCAACAATTCATCGAAAAACCACACACGATTCCCTCCACAGGGGAAGAAAAGACCGTCGATGAAATGACGGTGCGTGAGCTGAGAGAAGTGAAGAAAGCCCTCAAAGAAAGGGACAAGCTCCTCCACCAAGAGACAGAACGAAGAAAACGTGCGGAACAAGAAACATTTGCAGCCCGTAAATCGGAAGAGCTCACTAGAAAACAGTTAGAGGAGAGGGAAGAGCAGAAACCGCAGATTATCGAGAAAGAAGTGGTGAAAGAGGTAGCAATCGAATCTGTATAACATATTAAACTTATAAACGAATTAAAAGATAAAAATGAAGAACTTAAGGATACAGTGGATTTCTACAAACAAAAGGCAGATGCCTTGTCTAAAGATGTGGATGATATACAACTCGAAGAATCTTCGCTGAATTATGTTGCGAATAAGAATGTCCACAATTTGATTGCCTATATGGATGAATTTCTGAAAGATGCGGTTGTATCGTCCCTCATGCGTGGTTCGATTGCGACCGCAAGTGATGCGACAAAAGAATCACTAGATTCACGTATTGAAGCGTTTCAGGAATTCTTACATGATTTCAAGATAGCGAAGACAGGTCGGAAAATTAATTAATGGGAGGAACACACATGGAACACGTTACGCAATTACCAATCACACTGAATGAAGTTGGGTATTTAGTCAGCAAACGTACAGATGATAAAACGATTGAAAAACTCATCGCATTAATGCAAATGCAATTTGCGAATCAAATTAACAAAGGTAGACAAAACATTAGGGAAGCTTGGCGAATCCGTGGGTTGCTTCGACAAGCGTCTTACGCAGGTGCAATTAGATAACGTGGCATCGAAACTCATTCGAGACCAGTTGCAGCAAGAAAGACATGCGAAGGCAGAAGGATTCGTGGGCAATAAAGTACAGCTGACATTTGAAGCAATGGAAGGGACAAAATCCGACTTGGAGCGTCATGTGCAAGTGTTAATTAGGAAAGAAGTCACACGTATTATGCGCCAGATTACATCGTATATCAAAGAGAAATTGGTTTTACAATCCATAGAAGATATCCCAATTTGTTTCGTCGAGAAACATAAGTAATTGTTGAAAGAATTAACGTGGAAGAAGCTAGATAATTTTGTGAAAGGCGGTCTTTAGAATGGGAGAAGAAAGTACATTTTCCTTATGTATGGTAAGTCTGTTCTTTGCAGGTTTGGCTGGATTTATATATGTGATGGATTGGATAGATAAAAGATGGATGAAGGATGCAGAGAAATAACAGCATTTATGTGAACCGTCTTGAAATAGGAGAAAGCCCTAGCGGAATGCCAGAGCTTACAAGGTTGGTACGAAATAATTGCTAATACTGAATGATTATAACACAAGGTTTTAATAACTGATATAAAAAGATAAACAGAAATATGACATTGAGGAGTGAGATAGTATGGACATCAAGCAATATGGTAAACGTGAAAAACGCTTAGTCGAACAAGTAGGAATGGCGAGAATGTGGGGTTTTAACCAATTGGTGATTGCGATTATGGATAAGCATGGTGTTGAAGCTGCGGAGGGAATTCTAGAGGATTTACAACGACATGCCACAGATACAGCAACTCTTTATATACAATCTGTGGAAAGCAAAAAAGCCCCATAGCATAGGACTTTTAACAGAAACACTACTTGATATGCACAAAAACAAGACTCAAATTCACCTTTGTATTTTGCCTTTCTCTTACTATAGCAGAAATTTGTTTCATGTCAAACAAGAAAAACTGTCATAGAAAGACAAAAAGACCTAACAAATAGGTCTTTTTGAATAGTTAGAACAATCAGCATAGAGCAAATAACTTCCATGAACACTATATATAGTATAACAATCGCTTTAAATCCAAACAAGTGGTAATTTGAAAAATATAATAAATATAATGCGAAATAAAGAAAGGATATTTTTTGAACTGTAGGTATAAAACATTACCAGAGGTCATTGGTGATATAAAGGGAATATGTTTGACAGAATAAAAAAGACCTGCTTTCGCAGGTTAGTAATCAGGGTATTTCGTGAACATGACATAACCATATTTTAACAGATGATAGATTAGAATACTAGTATTTTTTGAAAGAATATTCAGTTATTTACGCTTGGCCCAATCGATTCATTTCTGTGAGTCGTGGGCCCGAGCTTTTCATTGAGTTTCACATTTAGGATACCACAAAGTCTTTTTTACCACAATTAGGAGGGAAGTTTTTAAATGATAGAAAACCCAATGGTTTTACATAATGGATATGACATTCGAGATCCGCAAGAATATGAGCCCATTCCTTTCAAAGATATCTGCGGAAGTGATGTATTCCCAGATGATGATGTATTGATTTCTCCAGACGGGGAAGTTCTTCTGAGAGAGAACGCAGTGCCATACTTAGTCACGTTACTGGGATTTCAAGAACGACGAGGTGAATTGTAAATTGTGCATGGAACAGCTGCAACACAAGATTGAAAATGAAATCGCTATTTTAAAGTGTTTCATCGCTCGGTATGAGTGGGTGAATGACTCCGAATCAATTTGTATGGTAATTGCCTACAGGTATGCCTTGCAGGCGTTTATAGAAGTGTATGAGTTAACAAAGCAGAAAGAGGTGACGCCGTTTTGAATGCTTCTATTGCAGAATTAGAACAGGCATTACTTGTACGCCAACGGAAGTTAGGTGAACACAGGCGTGAATTAGAAAGGTTAATAGAAAAGAAGCCGATTGTGGAGAGGAATATTAAGGATACGGAATGTGAGATTTTTGACCTGGAAGCTGCCGTTTTTGTTCTGAAAAGTATGGAGGGGAGTGAACAAAATGGAAATCACCAACGGTGCTCAAATTACAAAAAGTAAAAAGGCGAAAATCATTATCTACTCCAAGCCGGGTAACGGAAAGACAACGGTCGCGGGATTGTTACCTGGAAAAACGTTAGTCCTGGATATTGATGGGACAAGCCAAGTGTTATCGGGGTATGACAATGTGGATGTAGCTAGGATTGATGTTGAACATCCACATGATAGTATCCTACAGTTTTACGGACTGGCAAAAACGAACATCGGTAAATACGACAATATTTTTATCGATAACTTAACGCATTATCAAAAATTATGGCTGCTGAAAAAAGGTGAAAATACGAAAAGTGGTATGCCGGAGTTAAAAGACTATGCACTATTAGATAATCATCTTTTGAAGTTAGTAGAAACATTTAATTCATTAGATGCCAATATTCTTTTCACAGCTTGGGAAACAACGAGAAATATTACTCACGATGATGGGCAGCAATATACACAATTTATTCCAGATATACGCGATAAGATTGTGAATCACATCATGGGAATTGTTCATGTTGTCGGTCAATTAGTGAAAAAAGCAGATGGGACAAGAGGATTTGTGTTAGAAGGGAATCAAAGCGTGTTTGCTAAGAATCATTTAGATACACGTCTCGGTTGCATACAAGAAGAATTAATCGTGTCATCCACAAACTAAAATACAGGGGGAAATAAATCATGAGTTTCTTTA